CCGCTTTTCACGGTGGCTGTTGGCCGGGTGATGGTTACCGCCATGTGGGGGGTTGTGACTACTTCAATTACGGTAGCCAACTCCTACAAACTTCAGTTCAACCCGACTACTGGTGACACTCAGGATATGTGTGCCGCCACTGACATCGGGACATCTGACACCCTGGCTGGTGACGTTCTCCAGTTTGGCCTAGCGACCACCACCGCTCCGCCGAAACTGATGTCTATTGGATATGGAACCGGGCGGCTGAACACGGTTCTTACCATCGGGCAGATCGAACATGTTTCGGCTGGAACCGATGGAGCCATCACTTGGAATCTGATGTGGCTTCCGCTCGATAGTGGAGCAACGCTAGTAGCCGCATAACTGAGGGGGGAGTTAAAACTCCCCTTTCACAAAAACTTGGAGCAAAGATGGCAACGAAGAAGAAAGTAATTCGGGGACCTAAATCTGAAGCGCGAGAAGATGAAGCTGGTTCCGTCGAGGAAGTCGAACAGGAAGAAGTAGCTGAAGAAGAAGTTTCGGAACCGGAACCTGAAGAGGAAGAGTATGTTCCGGCAGAGGAATTGATGACTGATACCGGCAAGACGCATCTTCGGATGCTGGTCGGGAAAGTCATGCTCGTGCAGGGCTCGGTAGCGGTGGACGTAACCGATGTGGTCCGGCAGTACAGTTACCAGATTGGGCAACTCACCCTTGGCGTCCGGCACGTTTCCTCGGTTCCACAAAAAGCTAAGAAGACTTCGGAGGAATCTTCCAATGGCTAAGATCACGGTTCATGGTGGTCCAACGAACGCCACGCTCGATGAACTGGAAAAAGAAGTAGAAGAACTCGAAGCGGAAGAGTATGACGAGGACCTCGAAGACCAAGCTGCTGACGAAGAGGAACTGGAAGACGCTGAGGAAACTGGTGAGCAAACGCTAACGCTTCCGAAAAAGGTAGTCCGGAAGAGTACCGCTAAGAAGAAGTGAGATGCGATGTCCTGGTATCAACTGCTCGACATGCTGAAACAAAATCAGCAGGAATTCGAGTACTTCGCGAATGAACCACCGCAGGCGTGTCCGCTCTGTGGCGAGCCGTTGGTACCAGGACCTCCGTCCGCCGCCGCTACGTTGTTCTGCCGGTTCGACGGTTGGCAGTTTCCTCGGGACTGGGTACGTCCAGAACGTTGAGCGTAATGAAGATATAGGTCATAACTAAATATTTGCCAACTCCTGGGTTTGTACAACCCTAGGACAGAAAGCGAGTCAAAGGAATTGGCTACTAAGCTGAACCCCAAACGTGGGGTCAAACTAGTTATGCATGGACATAGCAGTGGTGGTAAACGCACGCCTACTTATGTCTCATGGCAGAACATGATTGCTCGGTGTAAATATCCGAGTATGGCTTCTTATCGCTACTATGGCGGTAGGGGTATTTCAGTTTGTCAGCGATGGAGTAGCTTTCCTGCGTTTCTGGCCGATATGGGCGAACGACCCGATGGCACGCAGCTAAGCCGGATAGATAACGACGGAAACTATGAGCCGGGGAACTGTGTGTGGGTTCCACAGCGAGAAAATCTAGCAGAAAAAAATGCTAGAGTTCCGCCGTCTCCACTAACTTTGAAAAACTTGGTGCCAGGAGCGGGAAGAGGACGTTCCTGTCCTTTGGGCTGCCCGTGTAAAAGGCATTCTCGGTCCAGGGAAGGAAGGTGAATAACGGTGGCTATTACGCTGCCCTGCTACTGCACGCGTGAGGATGTCAAGCAGGCGCTCGATGTCAAGGAAACCGCGCGGAGCAACGACCAGCTCGATATTTCTATCGACGCTGCCTCTCGTGCTGTCGAAGGTAGCCTGAACCGGAAGTTCTATCCGGTGCTGGCGACTCGATATTTCGACTGGCCAAATTACCAGTACGCCTATCCGTGGCGACTGTGGTTGAACGACAAAGAGCTAGCCGACATCACCGTGACGGTTCCGGTGGTGACTTCTGGCGGCAACACGATTCCCAGTAGCCAGGTTTTCTGGGAACCGGTGAACTCTGGTCCGCCCTATACCTCGTTGGAACTAGACCGCTCCAGCACGGCCAGCTTTGGGCAGGGCAGTACCCCACAGCGAGATATTTCTATTACTGGCGTTTTCGGATACTGGGTACGAACATCAGCAGCCGGTACGCTAGCCGCTGCTATTTCCACTACCACGGCCACCAGCATTCAGGTTTCTGACGGCTCGAAAATTGGGGTCGGAGATAACATCCTGATCGGCACCGAACGGATGCTAGTCACCGGTCGAGCGATGGTTACCTCCGGGCAAACCCAGCAAGGTTCTGGGGTGTCTACCAGCAGCCAGGCTGACGTGACGCTGGCGGTTACCGATGGCACCGCGTTTTCGGTAGGGGAAGTTCTGCTGCTGGGCTCGGAACGAATGCTGATCGTTGATATTTCCGGGAACAACCTCACCGTGAAACGCGCCTGGGACGGTTCGGTTCTCGCCACCCACAGCGGAGCCACCGTCTACGCCTCCAGAACGCTCACAGTGACCCGGGGAGATCTTGGGACGACCGCTACCACCCACAGCAACTCCGCGCCTGTCTCCGTGGCGCTGGTGCCTTCCCTGGTCCGGGAACTGACGATCGCGGAAGCCGTAAATTATGTAGTCCAAACCCAATCTGGTTGGGCAGGTGCTGGCACTGGTGACAACCGGATTGCTTTCAACGGTCGAGCAATCGAGGACATCCGGCAGCAAGCCCAAGATGAATTTGGCCGTAAATCTAGGCAGCGGGTGGTCTAGATGGAAGAGACCAGAGTCGAATACACCGGTCCGCTATTTTATGGAATCACAGAAACTGCGGTAGAAATCGGTGTGCATGAGGCGAAGCACAAAGTAGCTGAAGAAGCTGTCAATATGATTCATCATCGGCTTGGTGAAGTTCTCCAACATCCGACTGGGTACTACGAAAGTAGGATCGTAACTAACCGAGGTATCGTCGAGGACCGGGTGACTGACAGTGGAGTTGTTTATGGACCGTGGCTAGAAGGAGTTTCCTCGCGGAACAGTGCCACTAGGTTCAAGGGATATGCCACCTTCCGGAAGGTTTCACAGGCGCTAGAAATCAAAGCCGAGGTAATTGCGGAAGTGGCGATTACTGAAGCTCTGCGTGGTGCTAGCTGATGGACATTAATAAGATTGTTGACGAAATTGTTTCACACGTGCTTGCGCTGGGAACTTTCGAACGGGTGAACAGTCACGAACCGAAGAACTCACCGGGAAACGGATTGAGCTGTGCGATATGGGCAGACTCGGTGAAGGCGGTACCGGCTGCTTCTGGGCTGGCTTCTTCCGCCGCGCAGGTTGTGATGAACATGCGACTGTACACCTCAATGCTTCAGCAACCTTATGACGATATCGATCCAAATTTGATGACGGTACTCGATGTTCTAATGGCCGAGTTTTCTGGAGATTTTGAACTTGGCGGTGCAGTACGTAACGTGGATCTTCTCGGAGAACATGGAACTTCATTTGGTGCGCAGGCTGGTTATCTGAATATCGACAACAAGATTTATCGAGTTATGACGCTAACAGTTCCACTGATTATTAATGACGCGTGGAATCAAGTAGCTTAAATTGGAGGTGAATCCTGATGGCTAAGCAATCTGGTCTTGGTGATAACTTTTACTATGGTGGAACTGACCTGAGCGGAGACACTAACTCTCTTTCAAAAATCGGTGGTGGACCAGCAGCTATCGATGTGACAGCCATTAATAAGAGCGGTTTTGAACGACTGGGCGGATTACGAACTGGTGATATTGAGTTTGTATCATACTTCAACCCAACTAACGCACACCCAGTTCTGTCCGCGTTACCACGTACCGATGTAGATCTGATGTACTGCCGAGGAACTACGCTAGGAAACGCAGCGGCAGCTATGCGGGCTAAGCAGTTCGACTATGACGCAGACCGAGCTGCTAATGGTGCCATGACGTTCAAGGTGTCCGCTCAGTCAAACGGATTCGGGATTGAATGGGGAAAGCTTCTTACCGCTGGACTTAGAACTGACACGACAGCAACCAACGGAACTGGAGTAGATTTTTCTGCTTCTACTTCCCTGGGATTTCAGGCTTATCTTCAAGTTACCGCGTTCTCCGGAACTGATGTAACTATCAAGCTCCAGGACAGTGCTAACAACAGCGCGTTCTCGGATGTCACCAGCGGAGCTTTTACCGCTGTTACTAGTGGGGTACAGGCACAGCGTATCGCGGTTGGTGGAACAGCTACAGTTCGACAGTACGTCCGGATGGCTACCGCTACTACTGGTGGATTCACCAGTGTGACGTTCGCTGTAGTGCTAGTAAAGAATAAAACGGCGGTGAGTTTCTGATGGATGAGATGATTAACACTGGAGATGGAATGCGTATTGCTCCTTCTGCTCCAGTGAACGCATATAAGACGTTCCAGATTATCGCACCGCTTTCCACTCACTTCCGGGAAGCATCTTGCGAAGAAGTTAATTGTGGATCTTTTCTGAATGGCTTCCGTTCTGTCATTGATGAATCCACAGAACTCGGGCAAAAACAAGCGCACTACATTCGGAAACTTTCTCGGCGTAAGTTTACCGAGGAAAAACAAGCGAGCGGCCTTACTGTGTTCACCTTCGAATCTGGGCAGAGCTGCTTTACAAAGCATCAGACCAGACTAGAGCGACCAGAACATTTCGTGGTTCGAGATGGCGACTGGCGAGGGAATCCAACTGGTAAACGCTATGTGCATTCTAAGTCAGAACTCTGGGTAGAAGATTTCGCTGATCATCAAGAAAATATTAAGCGAGTAATTGAGAGGGGTTAATAATGGCTAAGGTTACTGGGCTTGGCTGGACTACGCTTTCGGTGGACGACTCCAGTGGTACTCCGGAAGCAATCAAGAACGATGTCACCAACCTTCAGTACGCTACCCCGCGCGGTGTGCAGGATGTTACCGGCGTGGATAAGTCAGCTTACGAGCGGCTGCTGCTGCTAGCTGATTTCACCGTCACGCTGAACGGTGTTTTCAACTCGGCTGGCAGCCCTTCTTCACACGATGTTTTTTCCACGGTTCCGTCTACTAGTGTCGCTCGTACCACCACGCTGGTGGCCAACGGAAAAACTCTAGCCGGCGAACTTCTGTACACGGACTACAACATCACCCGGGCAGCAGGTGGAGCGCTTACTTGGTCCGCACCGGGGGTACTGGCTGACGGCACTGTCCCTACCTGGGCGTAATAACCGCTGAGAAAGCCACAGAGCTGATTTCCATTCCACCTGGGGTGGAAAGACCAGCGAAGATGTTCTGGTGGCTCTGTGGCCAACTCAGCAATCTAATTTGGAGGAAGAGATGGGATTCCAAGCGAAACGAAAGCTCTACAAACTTATTTTCGAAGACGAAGACATGGAAGGACTGAAAGTGGTTATGCGATCACTTTCGGTAGGGAAACTTCTCGAACTAGAAGAACTTACTTCTAAGGTGGGACCGACTCCGAAAGCGCAGACGCTCAGTGAAAAGGGGAACTTTTATGCATTGATGGAAGTTTTCTCGGCAGCGATTAATGAGTGGAATCTGGAAGACGAAAACGGAGAACCTATTCCAACTACTATCGCCGGGGTACTGGAGCAGGACGCTGATTTTCTGATGACCATCATCGCCGCGTGGACTAATGCGATGAGTGGCGTATCCGGCCCTTTGGACAGCGGATCGACCTCTTCCGAGAATTCCCTGGCGGAGTCGATCCCAGTGGAGATTTTGTCACCGAGCCTGGTGAACTAAGGCAAGCCAGATTTGTACTAACTGTTTGTGAACGATTTAGCTGTCTACCAAGTCAGCTTTTTAAGGAAGACGCCAGCTTTGTTCGGATGCTAGCGATTGAGGAGAGGGGGAAGCCGAGAGATGAGCAATACGATTGACATCATCGTCATAGGAAAGAACTTGGCCAAGCCGGCGCTTGAAGAAGCCAAGGTGG